ACCAGAAACATATGTTGAGTTAATGGCACCACCAACACTATATGTTTGAGTATCATTAATAACTGCGATCTTACCTTCAGATGCTACGAATACTAATTCAGTTGTCTGTTGAAATTCATATATGACTTCTAGAAGACCATAGTTATCTGTATTAGCAGCATTGTCATTAGTACCAGTAGCAGCACTTCTATTTTGTCTAATAGAAAATCTTACATTTTCTGTTTGTGCGTCAGATGGAATGTCAACAGAATAAGTATACCAATTGGTTGCATTGTTTCCAGTACCATCACCATCATAATTATTATCAATTTCTTGAGTTGTTGGTAAAGGAACTAATGTTCCAATAAATCCACTAGATGGGAAATTTAAACTCTCATCAGTATTATAGTATAGTAACAGTTCATCACCACCGTCTTCTGGTAAATCACCACCATTTATACTATTACCTCTAGCAACTTTTACAACAACACGTTGTATATCAGTGGCATCTACAGTATCCAAAACAACATTTCTATCGTTTTGTGTGCCACCAAATTTTAAGTAATATTGTGGTGCAACACTGCTTTGTAATTGTAAATTCTCTAATTCACCAGTGGTAGCATTAAATCCAACTGTAGCATAGTTTTGAATACCAACACCACCTAAGATACGAACTCTAGGTGCTGCTGTATATCCACTGCCAGGAGTATCTAATGTAATACTATCGATTTTATTGCCAGCAACCTGACAAGTTGCAGTTGCACCAGAACCACCGCCACCACCTTCAAATACAACAGTTGGCACTTGTGTAGTTGGTAATCTAAATCCTCCATCATTTCCTGATCCACTACCAGTTAGGAAGAAGTTTACACCATTATCAGCATCACCTGATCCTGCAATGAATACATCACCAGTAGTTATAGCGGTTGTACCACCCTCATAACCTATAATAGTCTGCCATAAAATTCTAGCATATCCATCTGTTGATGACTGTGATGATGTTCCACCTTGTGATACACCTGCACCACCTTCACCAACAGTGAGTGCAACACTAGACTGTCCCGCAAACGCAGCTGCATCGATCGATACTTTTAAGTATCCACCTGATCCTCCACCGCCACCGCCAGAAGTCCAATATCCTCTCTCTTCATTAACAGTAATTTTTGCTTTTCCATTTGTACCAGCAGGGTTGGCATTACTTTGAGATATAACGTTAGAAATATAATCAGTTCTTACAGCAGATAGTCCACGTCTACCACCAAATCCTTGTTCGTGACCACCTGATCCACCACCACCAGCACCTGGACTTCCACCTTGAGTATCTCCTGCGCGACCGACGCCACCGCCACCGCCTCCTCCACCGCCACCAGTACAACCATAGTTACCACCTGTTGCACCGCCACCAGTGAATAAATTCTGTGATGTTTCAATTACTGTGTTACCTGGTGAGTTTGCACTTCTTCCATTTTGTCCACAAACACCTTCACCAAATCCACCTCCACCACCGCCACCACCAGCGCCAGCAATAATTGTATTACCAGTTGTTCTTCTTAATACAGTAGCAGCACCACCGCCACCACCATCATTACTACCATATCCATTACCTGCTCTTCCACCTTTACCAGAGTGTGCAGCAGCTGCTTGGTTGTTATATGCTCTACCAGACTGACCAGTTTGAATTCTATACTCAATTCCAGTATTGATGTTACTGAGTGCTACTTTCATATAAGATCCACTACCACCTTCACCAGCAGCACCACAACCATTACCACCAAAGTTACCACAGTCACGACCACCGCCACCCCAAAGTTCTACTTGAATGGAGTTTACACCATAATTAGCGTTTGATACCTGACTGCTCCAAGTTTGAGTTCCTGCATTATATCCAAAATCATATGTTACATTTGCTGTACTGTTAATAATTCTAGTACGTCCTTTTGTTCCATTTCTACCTGTTGGGTTTTCTCCTGCTGTTCCCTCTGCACCATCTGGAATACTGCCAGGATCTTCTAAATTCTTTTTCCAATAAGGTCCTTGACCACCTTCACCACCTTCATATCCTGTTCCACCACCTTGACCAACAACAGTTACATTAGGAGCTTCTGATCCTGTAATACTATTCACACCTGCAGCACCACCTGCTCCACCTTCGTTTGTACTAGCAGCACCACCTCTTTGTCCACCACCACAGTCTAATCTGAGTACAGAACCACCACTTGCAATATCAAATCTCGAAGAACCACCATCATTACCATCATTAGAATATACAGCACCTGATCCACCAGCACCAACCAGCGTAACCTCAGCTTGATCAATATCAGCAGGAACAGTTAAGTTATAATTTCCTGCATTTTCATATATTACCTCTGTCGTATCAAATATTGGAACTCCACCTGTAGTAATAGTTCTACCACCAATCAAACTACCAGAAGTAAATGACTTCATAACAGGTGATCCATATCCTGTTTGTTCAACAAATGATCCTGCACCTGCACCACCAGAAGCATAATAGAAACCTTCTTCTTTGATAGATCCAGACTGCTCATCACCACCAGACCAGTTGTAGATATCATATGTACCAACACTAGCATCTAATATTGGTGCTTTAGACAAAACATGTCCGTGTTGGAACTGTTGTCCAGCAGGAGGATTAAACTGATTAACTTTACCTGTAGACTGTTTATATGCAACAATATACCTATCACCAGAAACTGCTAGTGGCATACCAACATCTTGTGGTGCTTCAGAATGAAGTAAGAAATGACTGTGCTGTGGAGGTCCTGAGAGTTTCTTCTCTTGAAGACTTACACTAACTACTTGTTCACCTATGATAGATCCTTCTACTGAATCAACAACACCAGTATAATTTGTAGTTGTAATATTACCTAGAGAAAATTGCTGCTTTTGAGCAAGTTTATCCATGTACCAGTTACCATCAATGGTATTAAATCCAACTCCTAAATCTGAGTTACCTACGTTTGGAGTGTTATTACCATAAACAGGACCGTTACCAACAATTCTCTTTGCTTTAAGATCAGGAACTTTAAATGTTCCCATGTACTCATCTGGCCAGTAAGTCCATATATTGTTTCTATTGATAGATGTAATTCCACCAACATCTGCACTAATTCTTATATTGTAAGTTACAGTACCAAGACCACTATTGCCATTTGAAGAAGTAAAAGTAATTGTTGGAGGATTATTGATATCATAACCTCTACCAGGATTAAGTGTTTCAATACCTACAATTTGATTTGAAGCAACAATTATCTCACATGTTGCTTGAACAGGGTCAATATCCTCAAATATTTGATTATCACCAGAGGGAGGAGGATCAATTAATCCAGTAATAGTTCCAGTCCAACCTTGATTACTTAATATAACATCAATACCATCACTAGCGATACCACCGTAATCATTGCCTATCGCTTCATATAATGCAGGATAATCTACAATATTATACTCTGCACCATCACAATAGATAAAACCAGGATACTGATACTCTGGATTGTTCTCTGGTTCTGCGTCTCCAGTGATCTCATCATATTTTGTAGATCCACCACTGTTAGGAAGTAAAGCAGGGATATAGTCATGATCATATGAATCATCAGTAGATTTTAAAACTTGTACGATCGTTCCAATACTCTGACTGTCTGGATGTTTGTCAGTATAATAATTTTCACGAGTATTTCTGTAACTAGGATTAATTGCTACCATTGTCTTTAATACTTGATTAGATATTCCATGATGATATAAGGACTAGTCACTTGATCTAATGATGCGACTTGATCAGTTTGGAGTGTTAATGTTGTTTGTAAATTATCTGGAGATAACAAGAAACCATTTGTCTTAATTTTATATGTATGAGTTCCAATATCTAATAAAATTTTATGGTTATGTATAGTTGGATCTCCTTCAGTTTGAACTAATTCTTGAACGTCAGTGAATACATTATTGACCTGTGGATATGCTGTATTTGTTTTACTTCCACTATTCTGGTTAAGTGGTACAACGTCAGCAAGACTTGTACCTTTCCAATCCTCAGGAACTCCCTGTGCACCAGCAATGTATGTCGCAGGAACCTGACCAACCTCATTCTCATCTGTACCAGAGTCTTGTTGGTTACAACTTCCAAATCCTAAACCGTAACTAACATAGTTTGGTGGAGCATGGAAGGTAACTTGTGATAAATTAAAGTTTACGTTTTGATTCAATAAGCAATAATATCTCATAGCATTTAAACCACCAGCACCTCTTAAATCATAACAATAGTTTGAATAAACAACTTCAAATCCAAAATTACCTTGAACTGCATCTGAAGGGTTTAATGCTGTGGCACCAGATGCAATCGCCCAACATGGTGGTTGATTAGTTCCTGGCGCAAGAGATTGATCATTATTATATCTTGTCTCATCTAACCATTCTTGAATTGGAATAGTTGTAGCGTTGTAATATGATCCAATACCTTGTGACTGTGCATTACTAACTTCATTTGTAGTTTTAATTCTTAGTCTGTTAGTTTGAGAAAAATGCATATGTGAATGCATTGCCTGACTATCTACTGATTCACTATCAGTAAATCCACTGTTATTAGTTCCTTTAGACCATGCTGGTTTACCTTGGAGTGCAATTTCCTGTGATGGAACTGTAAAAGCACCCGTATAACTCACGGGAATTGTTGTAGTGTTTCCTACTGTAGTTCCAGCAACTGAAGATGATTCAATACCCATACCAGAACGTCTTCTCTCTTGTCCTGACTGATCATTCTTAACAATGTTAATATACAAACCAGCTGAACCACCAGTAGTTGGTTTTAAAAATTTAGAACCTAAATCAGGAACGATAAATTCATCATCATCAACACTATCAATAAAAGCATCTGAAATATCTCTACGAATAAATTTAGAAGCATCACCAACACCTAAAATTTCTGCTAGTTGTGGATAATCCTCTGCTTTATATACTGTCCCGTCGCATTTTAAGTATCCAGCAGGTAACTTTCTAATATTATCGTCATTATTAGGATCTGAACTGGTCAACTCTACTGGCCAGCATATAATTGTGCCAACTCCAGAACCATATTTTGATCTTTCTTTTCCTAAAACTACAGGCATGTCAATACGCTTTGATTATGAATGTACAAATGAGAGCTGGCATTGAGACCTCAGCAATAATATTTAGTGCGTTATCAATATTATCTGGGGTAACTGTACCCATAGAAATGTTATTAATTGGAAACGTTTCTGGAGCTTGAAGAGATCCTCTTGACTGAGTAATCTCAAAACTACCATGGTTGTGACCTAAGAAAGTGGAACTATTAGGATCTAATTGAGATGTAATATTATTGATAGTTGTTGGATATGTGCCATGTCTAAAACTTAAAGTTTGACCCGTAACTGTTACAGAATTGCTACATGGTTGTGACAATTCTAGTTTATACACATAGTTTGAAATATCTGTACCAGATTCACGTGCTATTCTAGTGATTTGCGTACCAGGACGAATAGGTCCTCCGTAAACCCACATCAATGGCACAACAGAATCTAACTCATATGCAGCACCAAGGTCAGCACCTGCAGGTAAATCAATAGAGTTTGCTCCAGCAGTGATAGTTACACCACTAATAGTATGTGGTGATGTGGTTTCTGGATCATAGTTAACTGTAGGACCGAAATAATTTCTTCTGTTAGCAACTGTGAGAGGTTTAGGAAATAAACCAGTCCATGCATCTTGTGCGTGTGTATCGACTGGATTAGTAACTTCAAATGAGTTGGTAAATGCTGTACCATTGTAGAGGTAACTTAAATCACTTGCTGGAGTAAGACCAGATGGATGTTCAGTTGGTGGCCAGTTCTGTGCAGGAACTTTTGACCAATAGTCTGCTCCTTCAAAATTATAAAATTTATCAGTAGTTGGTAAAGTATATTCACGTTGTTCAGAACCATAAAATGTCATTTGAATTCTACCATTTTGCCAGTTTGCTGCCTGATTAGCGTTTAGCAACTGACATTCAGAATAACCATAATCTGTAACACAGTTACCAGTGATACCACCCTTTGCTTCTATTAATGGAGGTTCAAATGGTTGAGGACCAGAAAATTGTGCAATTGATCTAGAATATGTGCCAGGATGATTATGACCTTTTGTATTGTTAATACCCAACTTTCTATTAATTGTATAAACTGTTGCACTAAAATCAGGTGGAGATATACTGATATTGGTCATCTTTCCAGACAACACAAGTGATGCATCAACACTAAAATCAATATCACAATTAGCAGAAAT